TAAAAGAGAATGGATCTAATTTCATTGGTAAGGCGAAAATCCTTGGTACACCAATGGGTAAAATTGCTGCTTCCCTTGTTGAGGAAGGAGTAAAACTGGGGGTATCTTCTCGTGGTGTTGGTTCTTTGAAGCAAACAAGAGAAGGTGTTAATATAGTCGGTGACGACTTTATGTTGGCAACTGCTGCTGACATTGTTGCTGATCCTTCTGCTCCCGATGCTTTCGTTGAAGGTATCATGGAAGGAAAAGATTGGGTCTGGGATGGAGGAATTTTGCGTGAGAAGTTCGCAGAAAAAACTTACAAACAGATTAATACCCTAACAACACAAAAGAAATTGGATGAGCAAAAACTTGGCTTATTTAATGATTTCTTATCAAACTTATAAAACTTCTAAATAAATATAGATTTAGATCGCAAAAATCGGAGAGTTTCACATGTCTCGTGGCAAACAATTACAAGAAATGGATCCAGGCACAAAGCAATCCAAAACTGCAGTAAATGCAAATGCTAAGGCTGGAGAACCAATAGATACATCACAAGGAAACTGGGAAGACCTTGGAGGTCCAACCCCAGAAAACTACAAGGTTGATGATGATTCAGCAAAGCTGAAGACACCTGGTGGTAATTTAAAACCAGTTGACAATGTAGTCAATAACCGTAAAGGTAAAACTGCTAAAGAGGAAGTGGAAGTCGAAGATCAAGAAATCGTCGCTGAAGAACCTACTACGGAGGAAGAAGTGGTCGCAGAAAACGAAGCACCTACTGAAGAAGTAGTTGAACCTGTTGCTGAGTACGACATGGAAGAAGATGTCAATGCTTTACTTGGTGGAGAAGATCTTTCCGAAGATTTCAAAGCGAAAGCAAAAACAATTTTCGAAGCTGCTATTAACGCAAAAGTTGCTGAAGTCAAGGAAGCCCTTGAAGCAGAGCAACAAGAAAGAATTGCTGAAGAAGTAGAAGCAGCAAAAGAATCACTTGCAGAAAGAGTTGATTCTTACTTAGAATATGTTGCTGACGAGTGGTTTGAAGAAAACCAACTTGCAGTAGAAAACGGTCTTAAGGCCGAAATGACTGAATCATTCCTTGAAGGAATGAAGGGTCTTTTTGAAGAACATTATGTACAAATCCCTGAAGACAAATACGATGTCCTTGAGAGTATGGTAGAAAAACTTGATGACATGGAAACCAAGCTCAATGAGCAAATAGAAAAGAATATCGGACTAAACAGGAGACTCGCTGAGTCTGTTGCTGATGGTATCCTTGAATCTGTTTCTGACGGTCTTGCGACTACACAGAAAGAGAAGCTCACCTCACTTGCTGAAAGTGTAGAGTTTGAAAGTGAAACACAATATCGTGAAAAGTTGGAGACACTTAAGGAGTCATATTTCTCCTCAAAACCAAATTCTCCTTCATCTAAGACTGAATCTCTTTCAGAGGGTGTAGATACTTCTAATGGAGTTGGCGAAATGTCAAACTCTATGAATGCTTATCTCAAGTCTCTGGGTTCAACTCTTAAATAATTGAATTTAACATAATTCAAACGTAAACACTTATTAGGTAAACCTCAAATGTTCCAATCAGAACAGTTGCAGGAAAAGTGGAAGCCTCTTCTAGAGTATGAGGGATGTGAGAAGATCACAGATCCCCATAGAAAAGCGGTTACTGCAGTCCTGTTAGAAAACCAAGAGAAATTTTTAAGAGAGTCCTCAACATTCCAAGAAAGCGGAATGTTGGCTGAGACTCCAACAAACAACACTAATTCTGGTGCTAATGCTGGTTTTAGTGCAGGTGCAACCGCAACAGGTCCTGTTGCAGGTTTTGACCCAGTACTTATTAGCTTGATTCGTCGTTCAATGCCTAACTTGGTGGCATACGATCTTGCTGGTGTTCAGCCTATGTCTGGACCTACTGGTCTTATCTTCGCAATGCGTTCACGCTACAAGACACAGAGTGGAACTGAAACCTTCTATGATGAAGTAGATTCAGCATTCTCTGGACAGAACGAAGCGTTCGACCTTACACAAGGTTGGTCTAGTGCAGCAACTGGTGTTGGTACAACTGCTCAGGCAGCACAACAGAACCCTGCAGTTCTTAACCCAACAGGTGGTGCTGGCGATCAGAAGGCATACAACGTTGGTCAAGGTATGCGTACCGACAACGCTGAAGATCTTGGAACCGCTAGTGATCACTTCAACCAGATGGCATTCTCAATCGAGAAGGTCACCGTGACTGCGAAGTCTCGTGCGTTGAAAGCTGAGTACAGTTTAGAACTAGCTCAAGACCTTAAAGCAATTCATGGTCTTAACGCTGAAGCAGAACTTGCTAACATCCTTAGTACTGAGATACTTGCTGAGATTAACAGAGAAGTTATCCGTACTATCTACAAGGTTGCTGAACAGGGTGCTGTTTCAAACACCGCTTCTGCTGGTGTGTTCGACTTAGACATCGACTCCAATGGTAGATGGTCTGTTGAGAAGTTCAAAGGACTTCTGTTCCAGATCGAAAGAGATGCTAACGCTATCGCACAAAGAACTCGTCGTGGAAAGGGTAACATTATCCTATGTTCTGCTGACGTTGCTTCTGCATTAACAATGGCTGGTGTACTTGATTACACTCCTGCACTTAATGCTAACTTGAACGTTGATGACACAGGCAATACATTTGCTGGTGTTCTACAAGGTAAGTATAGAGTCTACATTGACCCATATGCTGCTAACCTTGATTCTTCAGGTAACAGTGCTACTGCTAGTGGTAATCAGTACTACGTTGTTGGTTACAAAGGATCTTCACCTTATGACGCTGGTATATTCTACTGCCCTTACGTGCCTCTACAGATGGTTCGTGCGGTTGGTGAGAATACCTTCCAACCAAAAATCGGGTTTAAGACTCGTTATGGTATGGTTGCAAACCCATTCGCAGAAGGTAAGACACAAGGAGAAGGTGGACTTACAGTTAATAAGAACCGCTATTACAGGCGTGTTGCTGTTAAGAACCTCATGTAAGAAGAAAGGATATATATCCTCTTACTCAAAAGACTCTCCTTCGGGAGGGTCTTTTTTTTATAAATAAATACGATCTCACTACAGTGGGACAAAGAACACATTACCTCAAGGAGGATACTATGGCCATGAACCCATACGAAATGCGGTGGGACTATTTACAGACCGCACAAACAAGATTAGAAAACAAATTAGCAAATGACATCTCAAAATGGGATGCATTAAAAGAATCAGGAATTGACCCAGGAGAATATCCAGAATATCCAACAGCAAAAGAAATACATGCTGTTGCAGAAGATATGAGAATATTCGTAGAAAATACGGAGAAGTGATATGGAAACGGTGCTGCCCCTTAAGAACATTGAGGCCATATGTAGTAACAAGAGGAATGCAGAACTCTTCTTAATATTACAAATGCGTTTACTGTATCCTCATCTTTATAAGAAAGAGACTCCGTAAGGGGTCTTTTTTTTGTCCTAAATATTTAAAAAGTATCTTATAATGGCAGTCAGAAAACCACCAGCAGAGAGACCAGGAACTCCTTTAAGTAATAGGAATTTCCTGGCTCCTACTGGATTTAAATTTTCACTTAAGAGAAGTCCTGCTGCTGCATTCTTTTGCAACCAAGCAAACATTCCATCAATGGATCTTGGTGTAGCAAGTCAACCAACTTACTTGAGAGATATTCCAACACCAGGTGATAAGATAGATTTTGGTGATCTAAGTATAAGATTTCTTGTTGATGAAGATCTTGTCAATTATATGGAATTACAGAAATGGATTCGTGGTCTTGGTTTTCCAGATAGTCTTAAAGATTTTGCAGATTTGGAAAAGGAAGCAGTTGTAAAACCATCCTTTGCAAATAGTGGAGATAACATTTATTCTGATGGTACTCTTCAAATTTTAAGTAGTAACTTGGTTGCTAAGTTCAATGTTAACTTTACAGACCTATTTCCAGTATCATTATCTACAATTACATTTGATGCAACCGATACAGATATAGAGTACTTTACAGCAGAGGCAACTTTCAAGTATACTATATACAACCTAACCGATTTAGAAAATAAAGCTTTATGAGTATTACTCTTGATAAACTTCAAGAGATGTGGGAAAAAGATGCAAAGATAGATCCAGATAATCTGCACACAGAGTCATTGAACATCCCCTC